GAAAAATGTATCATAGGTATCTTCGCTTGCTCCGACATCTGTATCAGATACAGTGTTCAGAGCAGTCGTAACTTTGATCTTCCCAAGGACTGCCAGGAAGTCAGATTCAAAGCCCTTCATAAAACCGGCAAGCGTGGCAAGCTGCTGTGCGGGTCTGTCAGCATTATCGCTTGCTGCCCACCACTGTCCAGCGACAGCATCGCTGTTCAGCCACTTGCGCATGGAGGAGAACGCCCAGCGGTTGTAACCGTATCCACAGGACTGCAAATTGCCTTCGCCGTTCGCATTGTACTTTGCAGAACTGGAAAGCGTGAACAGTGGTGTACCACTTTCAACAGCAGTCACTGCAAGATTCGTTTCAAGCGGCGTGGTGCTTCCGACGGTTGAGAACGTATGCACCTTCCAGTTTGCCGGCGCTGTATCTGGCGCAGCCCATGTATAGAAATCATTGTTTCTTCCGATCACAATCTGACCGCCAGCCGGAATCTCCTGAGTAGTCGTGAACTGATACTTGCCAGCCACCGCCTGACTCCATGTGTTCGCAAGCTCAAAAATGTAAGTACCAGCGGCAAGCGCTTCCTGGCAATAATACGCTGCTCTGGACGCGCCGAACTGAACGCCGTCCATAGCGTAATGGCTTTGCAGCCAAAGTCCGGGAACGGGGTCGTTTGAGCCAGATTTAAGCACGGGGTCAAATGAGACAACATCAAACGGCAGCTTGTGAACGGTTTCGCCTTTTTGCCAGTTGACTTCAAGCTGATCGCCGATTTTGAAATACTGCTGTGCAAGCCCACGTTTGACAAGCTCCTGAATCTGACCCCAGTTGTCAAAGACCTGTCCGCGAACCAGAACGTGGAGCAGATCAACGCCCTCTCTAAGAGTGGCTTCGGTTGCTACTTTACCCATTATTCGTGTCCTCCTCTACTTGGCACAAATCGCCGTCTTCGTCAAGATAAAAGCCGAGGTGATAGATTGCATCCTCTTCCTTACCGGACTTTAAGGCACTCTTTAACTCCCCAACCGCGTCGCCAGTTGCCTTTGCGTCCGCTGCCGCGCCTTGGACAGTCAATGTTTCGTCGAGAGCCGCTTGCAGAGAGTTGTCTGCTTTGTCGAGGCTCGTCTGCACATCTTGCGACAGGTCAGTTTTTGGTACGCCCGCTGTAGGCTTGACATAGGCATTGGATATCGCTTGCCTGTCGGCTACGGTGAAATCTAACGTGGACAAGCCCTTGCCCGCCACCTTGTCCACTTTGCCGGTATTGAGAAAATTAATGTTATTGCCGTTCGCAATAATTTCGTCTTGGATATCATTAAGGTTTTTCGCGCCGATGACTGTCACGCCATCGGTATACTGAACTTTAGTCAGCGCCATTGTCTGCCTCCTTTCCCTGTGCCGCCTTCTTTGCTGTATTGGCGACGTGTTCCAGAAGATTCACAATGCTGACAATATGGCTTGCACTGTCGAATCCCTTCACATCGCCGCGGTCAACGATGTTTCTGAGCGCCTGTGCGATCTGCATTAGTGTTTCGGTGTTCATGTTGTCACGTTCCTTTCTTTTTCAAAGCGACATTGATTCCGCCGCCAGCGTTGGAAATAGATTGTAATTCCGTATAGGCCGCGTAGTTTTTAATTGGGAGTTGGTTCGCCGCCGTAAATGTTGAGGCCACATCTGCCATAGTGGAGTTGACGATGTGCAAATAGAGCCGGGGCGGCATGGGGTTTTCGGCTACCATGTCGCACTCGAATTCTCTGCCCTGTTTTGTTGTGATCGTTGTCATGTTACCCCCTTATGATGTTGATTCTGACCACATCCAGCCCGTCGTTGTGCCGTCTGTATAAACTGCGCGGACAAGTGACCGTGAGCCGTAGCGGGAATCATATTGAATGTAAGACACTTCTTTGGTTATTGTTCCTCCGCCAGCCGCAATGCCGTCATCATATCCAGCATTGTAGCCTTCTGTGTATCCTTCTCCTTGCCCACGGCTATATCCGGAACCGTATGCTTCACTCGCGCTAATTGTTACACTGCCAGACCCGGATTCGCCGTTTGAGGCAGTCGCACCAAGAGGGATTGTGTATGTGTTATAGCGGTTATTATAAACTTTGCCGTCTGAGTTTCCATATACGGACGAAATGGTTACATCAAGCTCGCCAGCTTCTCTTCCTGCGTTGTACGCTTCACTTGCGCTAATTACGACCGTACCAACTCCGGCAGCACCGTTTGATGCTTCGGCACTAATCGGTATTGTGTAAGTGTTGTAGCGCTCGTTATAAGTCTTGCTATCGGGACTTCCTGTTACTGACGAGATCGTTACGCCGTTTCTTCCCGCGGTTACTCCTGCGCTATAGCCATTGTTGTAAACCGTTGACGCGTTGATGGTCGTGCTGCTCGTTCTCGTCGCGCCGTTTGATGCTCCGGCGCTCAGCGGGATGGTATAAGTCTTGCTGCTCTCATCATAGGTTGGTCGGCTTGCAGTCAATGATGTTATTGTGACTGTTCTCGCGCCCTCTTCTCTTGCGGCCGACACCGCTTCCTGATAAAAGTGCGTGTCGGCCATATTAAAAGGGTGGTCGCCACCATCCCAATCCGCCCGTCTTATATGGATATATCCGTCATCATCAACGTCAAATAAATGAGTATGTTCTCGGATATTTTTGTATGATCCCCCCGTGGAGCTCCACGCCAAGAGGTTTGTTCCACGTATATTCGTTCCGGTTAGCGTGGTTACATTCACAAAAGGCGCGGTGTCCTGCGCGTTAAATACGGCATTTGAGAAGTTTGCATATCCGAGCGACGTGCCAACACCGCCTGAAAGATATCCGGTGTCAAAATTTCCCGCCCCGGAGATGCCATTTCCGCTGAGATATCCACCTGTTGAGCCGTATTGAATGTTACTCGCGTACACACTGCCGGTGAACGTGCCTGTATTGGCATACAGATTACCTTCGCTGTCCACACGGAACTTACCGCCGCCAAGTGAGATGCCATCTGTTCCGACGAACACGCCATTGTGGTCTTCGTCCCAGAATCCGGTCATGCCATTGCTGATCGACGTTGGCCCGATAGTGAAACCGTATGAACCGTTACCGATATAGCCGCTCGTCGCGTTGACTTCTCCGCGCACCTTCAAGCCGGACGCTGTGATCTGCACGATTGGCGACTGATCGCCGTTCGCGTACCAATAATGGCCGGTTTCATCAAGAGACCACGAAAACGACCGCGCTTTATTCTCTCCACCTGTTTTCGTTACGCGGGCATTGATTGCGGCATTGGCGACCTCAAATTCAGACGTCACAGTTTCCTTGTAGGCGTTAAGATCATTTTGCACCGAATTCGCCTTGGTGTCATCGGTGTACTTATTCCGAACCGCCCAGTCTGCCGAGTTAAAGCTTCCGCTTTCTCGGTCGGCAACACACGTCAAGATGCCATCCGACGCTGAATTAAACCACAGATCGCCCACATAATAAGGCGTTGTCGGCTGTGATACAAAAACCTGTGCTTTGCCGTCGATGACGTCAAAAACATCATCCGGGATTTCCTGCTGTTCCCATGCCGCGCCGTTCCATCGGAAAGTCTTATTATCCGTTGTGCGATACCACATATCGCCCTCGTGGATATCAAGAGTCGAACCAGCAACGGTAATTCCGACAATCGCTTTTCCAGTAACGGCGTTCCACTTCCTGCCGCCATCGGACGGGTCTTCTGCTTGGTAGTATGTTTCCGCTTTGCCGTCGAGTTGCTTTTTGAGCGATTCGATTGTCTCAGCAAACTCACCGCGCATAAACTGCCCTAATGCGCTGTCGTCTGTGTATTTCGAAGCAAGAGACCAGTCAGAGGGGTTGTAGGATTCGCCCTCGGCCCTTGCCACATCGCATTTGAGAATATCCCCCGTTGCGCCCTGCGTCCAGATATCGCCCACTGCATAGGGTGGCACGGGCTGTGAAATGAAGACGTTCGCCTTGCCGTCGATGCGGTCAAATACGGCGGTCGGCGGGTTGGACGTGAGTTCCTCCCATGCCGCGCCGTTCCATCTGTAGTACAGTTGATTTTCCGTGCTGTACCAAAGGTCGCCGGTGTGGTCGTTTTCGCTCCAAGAGAGGGATGGATCTGCTGCCTGATAATAGGTCTCAATCTTTTGGTCGAGTTGGCTTTGTACATTGTTGATGGTGTCGGCAAAGTCACCCTCAATAAAGTTGCTGAGTTGCAGCGTAGAATACGCTTGTGCCTCTGCCAGCGCTTGATTTGCCTTGCTTGTTGCGTCAACCGCGGCCTGCGCGATTGCAACCGCCTGGGCCTCTGCCGCCTTTGCTATAGCATCTGCTTTTGCTTCGTCTGCTGTTCCTTGTGCAGCATCCGCCGCTTGTCGGGCCGATGCCGCGTTGGCTATCGCCTGGTTGGCGGATTCTTGAGCCGCCGCCGCATTTGCAAGCGCTGTCGCCAGCACGGAATCTTCGACGAGCACCCATGCAAAGGCATCTCCGTTTTGCTCAAAACGGTAATACTGACCTGCTTCTGCTGCGCCTTCGTCGGAAGTTACCAGATAAAGTGCGCCGACGTGTTGCTCTTTTGCCGATTGCGTTGTCCATTCGCTCGCCGGATAATTGCTCAGCGTCGGAACAACTGCGCCAGAATATGTCGAAATTTGCCCATCAATCTGGCTTTGCAGGTTTTCTATCGCCTGTGTGTAATCGGGGATAGCGACATACGTTTGCGATGCCTGTATCAGTACCGATTGTGCGCTCTGATCAATGGCCGTTGACATTGCAAGAATCGTCGGGTAGTTTGTTAGCTTTTCTTCGGTGGCCTTTAATGATTTCCGGTATGTCTTTGCCTCACGGGAAATAATAGTGAACTCGTGATCGACTTCCTGCTCGAACGGTGCGCTGATTTTGGCTCGCGGATGTTGTCCGAGATTCCATTCAATGCTCATCATCTGATAGGACTTCCCGTTGATGATGACGAGATCGCCAACTTCGGCAGCGGGGTCGAGAACTGCGCCTGTTGCCTCGAATGGCTTGTAAATATGGCCTCGCGTGTTTGCAAGGCACAATTCAGCTATACCGTGCGTAGACGCAAAGTCGCAATCGCCTTTAAGCGTGTAGCCTGTCAATGTACCGGCTGATGCTACAGTGCCATCTGGCGATTCAAGAGCCACCGCGGACACCGGTTGTAGGGCAGGGCTGCTGTTGAAAGTTTTAACAGCCATGCCGAGGAAAGCATAGTCCGCGCCATCGTCGATACTGCGCGTTTCGTCTCCGACAACGGACACACCGGCTATTGCAATACCGGCTATAGCTGCCGAGCCGTCTACCATGTTGGCAAACTGGATCAGCCGGAATTTTCCATCGGCCGTAACGTGCCAGTTAGCGCCGTGGACGGTCGCAATGTCTTTCAGTTTGTCTCTAATGGTGGATGTGGTATCAAGTCCAATAAAGGCTACGGTATCATCCAGAACTGTACGACTGTCTATCTCGATAAGTCCAGCCGCTTCCAACATATCGCAGAAAGCTTTTGACGTGATCGGCCAAGTTGTTGGCAATAGTTCGCTTGGTATTTTATCCGTCCAGTATTGTTCGGTTAAAAGCATCCCATCGTAGGCAATAATGCTTAGATTGCCGTGAGTATCCTCTGGACGCTCGTCCGTGTAATATGTACCAAGGTTCAGCCATTCGGAATGCGTTGTGCCGTCTTCGCTGTTGATGCGCACTCGGACGGAAAATTCAGCCATGCGAGGCCAGTTTTCCGAAAGTTCGCGAAGCTTTATACTGCACTGCGTTGAGCATACGCCCCCAACAGAAGGCGCGTCTTTGTCATCCGCTATTAGTTTTGGAGCAAGCGTAAGTGCTTTCAGCTCATGAAGTCCATATGTTTTGTCGCCCTGCAATACTTCTACGTCGTACCAAGAGCCTATTTCCCCTCTGAGCTGTTTGTATAATGCGCTTGTATTTTTCACATAATCACCTCTCAATCAGCGGGAAAGTAACACCAGACCAATATTCTATTCCGTTACTCTTCCGAATCTGATATGTAGCGGGATTATTGTTGCTGTACATTGTTTTTGTTACTGTGCCGTACATCGGATCGTCATATATAACAGTAACGTATTCTGGATATATGGCATTCAAAACAAGCCTAATCTCATCGCTCCGTAATGGCTTACACGTTATATCCAAACGAATTTTTGTGCTGATTCGGTCTCGGTACATGAACGCATCCATTGCGCGACCGGAATCTGTACCGTCAACATCGTTCCGCTGCCATTTTAGCCCACCGTAGGCGATGTACGGAGTAATATCTAAACCGTTAATTGTTAATGTCATCCGTTCACCGCCTTATCCGTAAGCTCTCGCAAATTGATTTTGATACCGAGTTGTTGACCGAGCAATAACTTTTCCGTCAAGGTAGACATTGATGGGCTGATCGTCACCTCTGCCTCCACTTGTTTGCGTAAAGGCGTCAACAAACGCTTCATACACAGCGCGAGAAATACCTTCTGTAATCTCTTCGTTGTTTGCTACGGCTGTCCTACCGTTACTAAACTTGCCTACAAGCTCGCGGTGATTAGCGAAAAACAATCCGTCTTCCGGGAACCCGCCGCTTGCAAAGCTTCCAGAGTAGTGACTGTACCCGGCTTTGTTTATTGATGTCCCGCCAGCGCGTACTGTAACCTTTCCAGACCCACCGCCGAAAAATGACTTTACGCCGCTCCACCAATCCATAATGGATTGTTCAACGCTTTGTATTGCGCTTGATATCGGAGCCCAAACTGTTTCTGTAAACCATGCGCCAAATCCAGACATCATGTTTGAGATTCCGAGTTCCAATCCAGCTATAACATACCCGCCTATTTCTTCCATGACAGTTGACGGCGATGCAATACCAAGTGCATCACGCCATCCTTTTAAGAACGGAGTTATTACATTTTCGTCAATCCAGCTTCCGATATTTTTGCACGCATTTAATATGCCATCAAGAAAGTCAGTTACAGCGCCCTCGCCGAACGTCTCAACAGTGGTGTCTCCATCCGGCTTTTTGAAAAGATTTGTGATTGCTTTCCACGCTTCTCCGAGCAATGCCCCAATCGCTGTGGAAATCGCAGTTACAATTGATGAAGCTAACTCCCCCCAGTATTTAGGCTCACCTACACGTTTGCTGAACTCTCCAAATTTTTCTCCAACTTTGTCAAATGCTTCTCTTACTGAATCAAATTTTTGATAAAGATGAATCCCCAATAAAATGAGCGTGGTAAACGCAATTATGGCCAAACCGGCAGGGGATGTTATTGCGCTGATCTCAGCAGTAACAAGCGATATGCTGGTCGATACAAGTTTTGATACTGTTCCAAAAATAGTTGCTACGACGTTGAGTGTTGCGAATGCACCAGCGATAGCAAAAATTATCGTTTCTTTCCCGTCCAAACTCTGAATAAATTCGCCAAGAGAACTTGCATTTTTCACTTTTTGGGAAAGATCGGCAATCGTGTCGCTTATCCATTTGATAGATGCAACAAATTCATCGCCAATAAATTCCGCAATCGGTTTTAGCACATTTTGCCATAAATCATCGAATACCGGGGCAAGTTTCTCTCCTACGTTTATAAGCAAATCAAGCGCATTCGCTAAAAGTTCAATACCTGCCGGTAGAGCTGATTCTATAGTCCATTCGGCAAGTGGGGCCAAAATGTTGTCAAATGCCCAGCCAAGCGAATTAATAATGTTGTTGCCAAGTTGCTTTACAGATTCGCTTAGTTTGTCCCATGATTCTCTCAAAGGTTCAAAGTCCAAGCTTTCCCGCAGATTTGTCAGTTTATCTTTTATATTTTGAAGCCAAGAGTCAACATTAGACTCCTCAAACATATTTTTGTAATCAGACTGATTGCTACCGCTTCCGCCGCTGCTTGAGGACGATTTTTCCAGTCGATTTATTTCATCAAAACCCATAAGCTGATTTTTCCACTCTTTTGCAGAACTGGCTCCGCTCGAAGTGGTATCAGCCCACTTTTTTGAATAGTCGATGGCTTTAAGATAAGTTCCATTCCCTCCAAGAACAGAAAAAAACTGCGTTATCGTGTTTGCAGCACTTGTTACAATTTCAATGATTTCAAGAAGAATCGGCGTGATCGTCGATTTTAGCGTAGCCCATGCCGCGCCGAGTTGGTTTTGCATCTTGAAACTTCCGCTCGACAGACTGTCATACGATTGGGATATATACTTTGTGCTGTCGCCAACTGTCTTAGAATACCAATAGGCATTTTCAGCGCCCTCACTGAACGCTTCACTAACTGCCTTGATCGCGGAACGAACCATCCTGTAAAACACAATTCGTTTCAAAGAGTTCAGTATGTTCGACAACGCCGATACTTTCTTTTTTGCTTTGTCAACATCTTTGGACTCGACACGAATCTTGGTATTAGTGCTACGAAGTTTTGAAAGCGAACTGGAAACTTGGTTTATTTTTCTACGAGCGTCATCAGATGATGCACCAATCTGTATAGTTATTCTATTTGTTATTACATCCATTGGTACATCTCCTTACTTGTGCCAGTTTTTCCCCGCCATGACCATGTTTGTCATGTAGGCCAGCGCATAGACTTCTTCCTGTTCTTCCAGATTTTCGTCTGCCGTTTCTTCTTGATTCACAAGTCCAATCGGATTCTCTGGGTATTCAGAAAGCTTCGCGCCTTTCTTCCGCATCATGTTTCCAACCGTGGAATCCAATGCGCGATAGGTATACGCACCGAATAGCCACGCTTCTTCATTCATGCGCTCTTGCCGTAACTGCTCGGCTTTATAGAAAGCCCGTACCATCAGCGGATCGCCATACCAGTATTGTTCATAGGTCATGCCGATAGCCATGTAGTACGGGCAATCATGTTCGTATATTTCTGTGATTGACGGAGGCGCAGTTACAGTTCCACCGTCACGCGGGAGTTTTTTGCCAGTTCTTCCTTGTCCTGAATGACGTTATTCGCGGCGGTAGCCTGTCTGTACAGGTCAACAAGGCGAATAGCAATATCCTCTGTAATGCCGCCCATCTTATCCAACAGGGCCTGTGTTTGATTTAAAGCAACGCCTTTGTGATGGGCACGGAAAGCGTAGTAGAACAGTTTTGGAATGTTCACGTTGGGGAAGTCAAAAGTTTCCTCGATCTTGTAGCCTTGGCTTTCTACCCAACGGACACTTTCACGGTTAAAGTCCAGCTCGTACTTCTTTCCCGTGTCATTATCTGTGATATAGATAGGTTCGATTCTCTCGTCCATTTAATCAACCTCCAAGAACGGTGTTCCCGTTTGCAAGTGTAGGCTTATCTTGCCATTCGGGGGCGCTGTTAGGCGTAATGTACAGCGTAGTTTCAGCCATAGCCCCAACAGATGCTTCGTTCAGACCAAGCGGGGACGGGTCTCCTTGGAAGAAGACAGCCTTCTCCAATTTCGGGTGAACAACAGCAAACCAAGTCGCCTTGTCTTCGGTAGCGGCGGTATCATGAGCGCTGTTGCAAGCTTCCCAAATCTCAATCAAATCAGCTGTAAGGTTGGCACCGTATTCAAGAGCGCCACCAAGGTCTTTAAGACCTTCCACATAAGTCCGATATTCGGTTTCCAACAGAGTAGTGGAATCAATGGTATCGGGCGCTGGGTTGAAGCTCGGCATGGTCTTGATTTCAGGGATCGGCGTATAGCCCGTAGTAGGGCGCGTGCCCTTAGTAGTTTCAACCGCGTAGCAAAGAAACATGCCAGCGGTGGAATATCTCTGAGACATAGCAAGTCATCCTTTCGTTAGTTGTGGTAAATCCATAGGTCTTTATCTACGATTGCCTCATAGCGGCAAACAATTCTGTAAATGGTCGCATCGTTTAGGTTAGGCACTTGGTTTTTCATCGTGCGTGTGAATCCGATTTTGGAAAACTCCGCGTCCAGCGTGGCGGCTATGGCTTTTGCCTCAGACTTTTTACCCGCTGTTTTGTTGGAGTAAATATTTACTTCATACATCACAGTTGCCGCGTTCTCAATGTTCAGCGTCCGCATACGCTCTACAACGCGGTTATCAGCCTCTACGATGCTTACAGCGGGGAATTTAGGCGGGGTAGGTACATATTCACCTGTAACAAAAATGTCTGTATACGCGGTTCTGAGTGCCTTTGAGACGGTATCAAATACATCACTTTCAATGTCGATCATGCACTTAATACCTCCCTCGCAACGCGCTCTATTTCCCGTTTCAAATCTTGCGCAGTATTATACATTGGCATATTAGGCGGGTTACCGTATGTGTGACCGCCGCCCTTGTCTTTAGGCAAATACCAACCATTTCCTGTCATTGCGTGTGTTTGACCAGGGTATGTACCTGGGCCAAATCCAAACTCTGCTGCTTGTGGGTGCCCTCCACCATAAGTGACACCAGCGCCAAACTCAACAAACAATACAGTTTGCCCTTCAGCGACGATCTTGTATTCTGTAGGAGACACTTCTTCAACAGTCACATTAGCGTCCATCTGGCCTGTGTAAATTGCCCGTGAAAATCCAAGAGAAATATTCACAGCGCCCATTTCAGCCAGCTTACGGCACAATTCTCCCGTGCGTCTTTGCAAACTGTTACTGTATGAGTTCAGTTGATTTATAAGATCATCCACGCCTCGAATATTTACGGTCAGATTCACGACACTTTCACCTTGCTAACCGCAATGCTGATAGAGTTAAGGCTTTTGGCTACTCTGCGAACGGTGTAGTCATAGACGGGGACTTTTACGGTTGCGCCTGTGACAGTGATAGCAGTTTGCTCGTTGTATTCAGCGTCTTTCCACTCAGGTTCCTTGTCGATAAACAGTACAGAGTTTTCGTCAATCGGACAATCAATCCAATCAGTGACAATAACCTTGTCGTAGTTTTCCAGATTTCCGAACTGCTCTGTGTTGGATTGGCCTGTTGCCTGAGAGATATTTGCTGAAAGCTCTACTTCATCTTCGTAGGTGACAATGGTTTCGCCTGACTCGTTACCATATTCATCCAGAATAGGAATTTCGCCTTGGTACAAGCAGTACCAGAACGGGCGCTGATTTCGTTTCAATGTTCTCATTTCGGCACTCCACAAAACGGCGTGACTTCTCTGAGAAGTTGGTCGGAAATCCACGATGATTCATAGCCTCTTGAAATACCGTTTTCACTATGACTGAGCTGCCCTTCCGCTCCTATTTTGTTGTACAGGTCGAGCGCACAGCGGTATTGCCAGTCAAGGTAGCGGGTTTCTACAAAGGTTTCTTCAATCGTTGTTTCTTCGCCCGTGTTTTCGTCTACAACCGTT